GGTCCGAGAGGGCCGCACCCCGACACGCACCCAGTGGACCGGCAAGGACATCCAGGGCCAGATCAACATTCGTGTCCCGGTCGACGCCATCCAGCCGAAGTCCCGTGCCGCCATGCAGGCGTTCGCCGACAAGGCGATGGAGATGGGCCTCATCACCAACGTCATCCAGTACGCCAAGGTCGCCGACCTTCCCGGCCAGGAAGACATCATCGCCGCTGCCGCCCCCGACGCTGCGAAGGCCCGGCGAGAGAACGCCGCCTTCGAGATGTCCGAGGTGCTTCTGCCGGCGCCCTTCGACGATCACGCCATCCACATCGAGATGCACAACGAGTTCCGCAAGACGCAGCGCTACGAGCTGCTGTCCGACGACGACCGTGAGACCGTGGACCTCCACGTCCAGGCCCACGAGACGGTCTCAGCCCAGGCCGCCGGCAAGGCGCAGATGCAGGCGATGGTCTCGCCGGCGCTCGCCGGCAGCCCGAACGCCGACGGCTCGCAGATCGACCCAGAACTCCTGGCACAGGGCGCACCGCCCCCAGGACCACCGGTGGAAGTTCCACCCCCCGAAGCTCCGCCGATTGACAACGCAGCGATCGACCCGACGTCTCTGACCAGTCAGATGCTGATGGATCTGCGTACGCACGGCGCCGGAGCTGAGTAACCCCCAAGCAGAAAGAGGACCAGATGTCCGATGAAGCAACGACCGAAGCAACGGCAGATCCCGGTGACAACGCCGGAGCAGTGGACGAAGGCGGCCAGGTCGATATCTCGACTCTGCCGGCCGCAGTCCAGGACCACATCCACAGCCTCCGGGACGAGAACAAGTCCCGGCGCCTCGAGGTAGACACCTACAAGAAGGCGTTCGAGCCCTACAACGACACCGAGCGGGAGTACCTGCTTCAGCAGATCAACGCTCTCGACGGTGACCGTGAGGGCGCCGCTCGAGGCCTGTTCGAGTTCGCCAAGGCCCTCCTCCCCGAGGGCGCTACCCAGGAAGAGATCGCGGAAGCAGCGGACGCCATCGAAGAGGGCGCAGAGGAAGAGGGGTACACTGAAGCTGACCTCTCCCGTCTCGTTCAGGCCGAGCTGGAGCGGGAGCGCAGTATCAGCCAGACTCATGAGGCCACTCGTGCTCTGGGCTTCGAGCCCGGCACCAAGGAGGCTCAGAAGCTGTGGGCCCTGGCCATCGAGCTGGAAGAGCCGGACCTGGGCAAGATCGCCCCCCTCGTGAAGCAGTACTTCGGCATCGAGGACACGGCGACCGAGACCGAGACCGAGCCCGAGACCGAGGTCGACGAGGACCGTCGTGCCCTGTTCCCGAAGTCTGCGGTTGCGGCGGCCGGCAACGGCGGCACCAACATCCCCGCAGAGCAGTCCACTCCGGCCATCAAGTCTGACGCCATGCGGCAGCGTATCCTCGACCGCATCAAGGCCAACGCCGGCGAGTAGCCCCACCCGACAAGTGCGAAAGCCCCTCCTCCGGGAGGGGCTTTTGACGTTCTGACGTCAGGTGTGGTACAGTAGGCCTACGGACAGATTCCGTGTTGTGACGCCTAGAGCATGATGCTCGGCAGTGTCGAATCCACCCAATCCCAACACAACACAAGGTATCTGCCACCATGGCACTCACTCTCACCACCGCTGATGCAGCCCTCAAGGAGGACTATCAGCCAAGCATCCGTGAGCAGCTGAACAACGAGATCGAAGCTCTCAAGTACTTCAGCATGAACAGCACCGACGTCGAAGGTCGTCGAGCGGTTCTCTCACTCCACGTCGGTCGCAACAGCGGCGTCGGCGCTCGTCCCGAAGGCGGCTCTCTGCCTCCTGCGGGCAACCAGTCGTACCAGGAAGAGCGTGTCACGCTCAAGTACAACTACGGCCGCATCCGCATCTCGGGTCCTGTGATCCGTGCGATGAAGTCCGACTCGGGTTCGTTCGTTCGTGCCCTCCAGTCCGAGGTCGACGGCGTTGTCCGTGACCTCAAGCGTGACGTCAACCGTCAGGTCTTCAACGACAGCAACGGCACCATCGCCCAGTGCGCCTCGCACTCGGGCCAGGACATCACGCTCACCAGCTCGACTGACAGCCAGCGCCGTCAGCTCGAGATCGGGTCGAAGATCGACGTCGGCACAGTGACCAACCCCACGCTCCGAGGCTCCGGCCTGGTCGTGACGAATGTCACCAGCGCAGGCGTTGTGACGGTCACCGGCACCATCGTCGGCACCATCGACACCAGCGACTACGTCACCCGTGCAGGCTCCGGCTCTGCCACGAGCGGTGCCACCTACGAGCTGACCGGCCTTCAGGCCATCATCGCTGCGTCGGGCACCCTGTTCAACGTCGACCCGACCAGCATTCCGCTGTGGGCCTCGACCGTCAACAGCAACTCGGGCACCAACCGGGCGGCCACCGACAACCTGTTCGAGACCGTGATCGACACGATCTGGCTCGACTCGTCTTCGGCTCCTGACAAGGTGTTCACCTCGGTCGGTGTGCGGCGCAACTACGCCTCGCAGCTCAAGAGCCAGCGTCGCTACGGCGACTCGGGCGACCTGAGTGGCGGCTTCAAGAACCTCACGGTTCAGGCCGGCAACACCGAGCTTGGCATCCACGTTGACCGAGACGCCCCGAACAACACGGCGTTCCTCATCAACTCGTACCACATCACGCAGCACCAGTCTTCGGACTGGGAGTTCATGGACGAGGATGGCGCTGTTCTCAGCCGAATCTCCGGCGAGGACGCCTACGAGGCTGTGCTGTTCAAGTACCACGAGCTGACGACCGACGCACGTAACACGCACGGCCGCATCTCCGATCTCACCGAAAGCTGAGGCTGACAACATGGCTATCTCAGTAGCAATCCACCGCACCGACGCAGCGGAGAACGGCAAGACCGTCTACGCTTCCGTCACCTTCGACACCTCGTACCCGACCGGGGGTGAGATCCTTGCGGCCAGCGACTTCGGCCTCCGAGGTATCAGCTCCGTGACGGCCGGCGGTGCCGACGACGCCACGTACCACGCCACCTACGTGCGCTCGACGGGCGGCCTCAAGCTGTTCGTCGAGGACGGCACCACCGGTATCGAAGCCGAGGCGGCTGACACCTCGGACCAGAGCGCCGTCGTGGTTCCCGTCATCGTCACCGGAGTGGCCTGACCATGGCTGGCACCGTAACACTCATCGGCAGCCGCCACGCTGTCGGCGATCAGTACGTCGTGCATGCCACGTACACGTTCGATGACTCGTACCCGACCGGAGGCGAGGTTCTCTCTGCCGCCGAGTTCGGTCTGACGACCATCAACAACGTGCACGTCACGTCCAGCGGAAACGTCGCCACCAAGCGTGTCACCTACGTCCCGTCGACCGGAGCCCTTCTGGTCTTCGTCGAGGACGGCACCACTGGCATCGAAGCACAAGCAGCCAATACATCCGACCAGTCAGCTCTGAGCTGTCAGGTGGCGGTGTACGGCAAGTAATCTCCGATCGGGGGAACGGAGAAACTGAGGAGGCCCGGGGCTCTAGTCCCCGGGCCTTCTGCATTGTGGTACACTGGTCCGATGGACCCCCGAGACAGCAAGACCGCCATCCGAGACCAGATCGCCGCATCCGCCGTAGGCGAGCACCTGCAGAAGCGACTCCGTGAGGGGGACCCGACGCTCGGCTGGGCCGGCGACCCGTGGCTGACCCTGTGCTGGAACAAGCTCGAGTCGTGCTGGGAGGTGTGGGACGAACGACCGGAGCGTCCGGTGCGGGTGAAGAGGTCCATCACGCTGCTGACGCCGGCGATCGGCCAGGAGCAGATCGTGCAGCTGCTCATCCACCTCCGAGACCACGACTTCCGCAACTTCAGCATCGAAGAGCAGATCGAGCGGATCGACAAGCACAACGAGTCCGTCGAGGCCGCCCAGCACTACGCATCGTCCCAGAAGACCCTCGAGTCGCTCGAGAAGGTGTACTGGGGTGCGGCCAAGGACCTCGGCGAGAAGAACCCGTTCGCCGGCTACAAGGGCTGAACCTATCGACTGAGTGTGAGGGAGTTGGTCACCCGACCCGGCCTGGACCCGGGACACGTAGGTTCGAATCCTACCGCTCAGACCAAACGTGGTACACTGGTACCTATGGCGTATGACGACGACGAGGCCCGGGAACAGGCCTACAAGGTAGCGCTGCTCAGCGCCGAGAAGGTCCGGTTCCCCAGCGTGGCGGTGCCACAGCGCTTCACGAAGAAGAAGAAGAAGCGCAGCGGAGAGAGGAAAGAGGGCTACGCCCACGAGCGCTCCGAGGACGCTGACTGATGCAGCTCTCCGACATCCGGACACGAGTCCGTGAACGCCTCGGCCTGTCCACCTCCGATACGGCCATCACCGACGCCATCCTGACCCAGTTCATCAACACGGCGAACCGCAAGATCGCCCTGATGCACGACTGGCCGTGGCTCATCAAGACCGACGCCACCTGGACCGCCCTCACCGTGGGCCAGTCCGACTACGTCACCTCGACCGACGTCGCCACCGACGTCCGCAAGACCCTGTACCTGATCGTCGACACCGACTACCAGCTCGTGTACAAGCAGCCCCAGGACCTGGCACGGTACGCCGCCTATACCTCCGGGCACCCGGCCTGGTACACCATCGAGGGCACCACGTTCCGCATCGCCCCGGCCCCCGACACGGCCTACGACGTTCGCCATGTGTACGTCGCCGAAGTTGCGACCCTCACGAACGACACCGACATCCCCGAGATGGGCGCCACCAACGACGAGTGGGCCATCGACTACCTCATCGACTACACCTGCCTGCTCGTGGCCATACGCCTGCGAGACGCAGAGCTGGTCAAGTACGCCAAGGACGAGTGGGCCCGCTCCGACGCCTACCTCCGTGACGAGATCTCCCGTACCCGGCAGCTGCCGAAAGTTCAGCACCGGCGAGACATCGGCTGGACCTGATGGCCGCCAACGGAGAGCGCTTTCACAGTGTCACCTACGACGAGTGGCAGCAGGGCAACACCTTCAAGTCGATCCGCCGGCTGTCTGCGAACAACAAGCAGTACCAGTCCATCAACATGCAGGTGTACGACACCGGCCAGCTCGGCACCCGGCCGTGGCTGCGCTCGTGGGACACCTGGACCACCGGCCTCACCCTCACCGACACGATCGACAACCGCACCTGGGTACAGTGGCGCCCCACCAACCAGTACGGGCAGCTCTGGATCGGCACCCTGTCCGGCGACGTCGCCTACTACGACTTCTCGACCGAGACGTTCGCCTACCTGGCGGGCGCTGACACCTACGTCGTCAACAACGACTGGCACGCCTACTACTGGGACTACTACCGAGACGACTGGGAGTCGAACGGCACCCTGATCGGCTCGCAGCAGCATGCCCTGATGCCGCTCGACAACTGGCTGCTCTCCGGGGAAGCCAAGATCGACTCGGCGAACGCCGTCACCAACGTCACCTGGGCGGACGGCACCGCACACAACGAGGTCAACTTCACCTGGTACCGTGACCGGATCTACGCCTGGACCTGGCCGGACAACCTCAACGACCCTGCGAACCGGATCTTCTACACGGACGCTGGGAGCTACACGACGTCGTCCGCCGGCAACTACTTCGACATCGGTGCCTCCTCCGACGGGTACTGGATCATCGGCTGCTGGCCGATCCGGGACTCCCTGCTCATCGCCATGTCCAACGGGGACTGGTACTCCTTCGTAGGCCCGGACCCTGACTCAGGCTCCCTGCGCTTCGTCGGCAACTACGTGACCCCGTCCACCGGTGCCGCAGCCGTCCCGTTCAACAACGCCCTGTACTTCTGCTCTCCTCGAGGAGACCAGGTGTGCGTCGCCACGCCGTCGGGCGTAGACACCGAGTCCTTCGCACACGTACGGCCCTGGATCGAGGACGTCCGCTGGACGCTCTTCCACGACTACCGGGCCCTCGCCTCCGCCGAACAGCAGGCCGTAGAGCTTCACGTCGTGCGCAACGTCACCGACCAGTGGTGGGCCGGTATCGAGTTCGTCAATCAGGCCTGGGTGTACCACGGCTACGGCAAGACCGGCTTCTCCACCGAGCTGTCGAACATGGGGTACCTCCGGGACTGCGCCACCGTAGGCCACGGCCAGGCGTACGCCTTCCTGGTCGAGGACCCGGACTCCCCGCACAGCACCGAAGTCCACATCTACACCCGTGACATCGTCCTGAACCGGCCGTCGAAGTCCACTGACTTCTGGTCCGACAAGCTCGAGGTCGCCGTCGGGGACACCGCCACCGGCACCGCCGACGGCATGATTCGCCTCGCCCCGTTCTCCCCCGACCCGGGGCAGGAGGTGCGGATCAAGGAAGTCACCGTCGACTTCGTGTACTGGTACGACTCCGGCGCCGACTACCTCTCCAACGTCGGCGTCGCCGGCACCTACTACACGACGCCGTCCATGCGATGCCTCGCTATCGACGGCGCCGTCACCGGCCTCGATTCCATCGACACGTTCTCCGCTGCGGCTCTCACGACCTTCGAGGCCCGTAGCTTCGTTGGCGACACCGTGCACGGCATGCCGGCTCGGTGGATCTTCCGGTTCCCGCCCGAGGACAACGACTACCGCCAGACCGCACAGGTCCAGCTTGACAATCTACTGTCAGTGGCCATCGACCGCATCATCGTCAAGTACGACATCCGCCCAACGAGTCACTGGAACGGCCAGATCGGGGGCACCTGATGCCCAACGTCCTCCGCCTCAACCACCAGCTCGTCAACGCCGTAACGAAGGCCGACCGTGAACTGGCGGACTACGTGGAGCGGCTCCTCGAGCTGTGGGCCGCCAACCAGACCACGAACGTCGTCTCGTACTACAACAGCTTCGGCGACCCCGGCGGCAAGGTCTACGCCTACGACATCACCGGACGCCACATCCTCATCATCCAGGGCGGCCAGGGCGCCACCTCCACCGAGACCCGCATCCAGGTGTACGGCCAGGGGGATGCGACCAAAGCCTACGATCTCGTGATCTATGACGGCAACACCGGGGACACCCTGCTCAACTCGGACTCGTCGGCCGGGTCGATGGTGCTTGGCAACACCGGCATCGACCTCCAGTTCCGGGGAACCTACCTGACTGGTGCCGACTGGACCCCAACCGTCACGAATCTCACGGTCGGTAACGGCACCTGGGTGGGCAAGCGGTTCCAGGTCGGCAACATGGTGACCCTCACCGCCGCCTTCACCTTCGGCACCACATCGGCGATGGGTACGGAGCCGGCGCTGAGCCTACCTGTCACGGCAACCAACGCCTTCGCTGCCGCAGCAGGACTCACCGGCACCTACTACGACGCCTCAGGTTCGAAGTATCCGATCATCGGGTCCGGCCTGAGCACCACAGGAGTGCGCATACGCTGCCAGGTTGCTTCGGGTACGTACCTGGCCGACGGGCAGATCACCGCCACCTTGCCTTTCGCCTACGCCGCCGGGGATGTGCTCGCATTCACCATGACCTACAGCGTAGCGTAGTGTGGTAAACTAGAGCCTATGGCCTATACTGTCAAGAAGGGCGATACCCTTTGGGGCATCGCTCGAGCGAACGGGATGACTCTCGACCAGCTCCTGGCGCTCAACCCGAACCTCGCAGCCAACCCGAACAAGATCGGGACCGGGATCTCCGTCAACGTGGCAGCCCCCGCCGCCCCCGCCGCCGCCGCTGCAGCGGCCCCGGACGCCGCACAGACGCAGTCGCAGTTCAACAGTGTCCTGGCCGGCGACCCGCAGTACAACGCCTTCCTGCGCTCCGTGGGCTTCAACGAGTCCGAGGTCGAGTCC